AAAAAGAAATAATCAAATCTTTAATCAAATCTTTGAAGTAACAAGAGATGCTAATGGAATAATATTTAGTCCATATAAAAGGACACAATGCGTTTTAAAACAAGATGGATATATTTTATTTAAAGGATTTCTGAGCTTGTTAGATGTAACTGAAAAAGATGGTGAGATAAGTTATAACGTTAATTTATATGCAGAAGTAGTGGCTCTTGCTGATGTTTTAAAAGATAAAACCTTTAGCCAATTAGACTTTACAGAACTAGAACACGATTACAATAAGACACAAATCAAATACAGTTGGAATGATTCAGGAACAGGAATAACATATACTAATCCAAACACTTCAGGATTTAGAAATGCTTATAGTACAGTAAAATATCCTTTTGTTAATTGGAATAACAATTGGATATTTGCTAACAATCCGGGAGCAACAGGTCCTACAGATGGAAATCCACAGTTAGTTAATTTAGAACAAGCGTTTAGACCTTTTATAAATATAAAATATTTAATAGATAGAATTTTTCAAGACACTCCTTTTACTTATACTTCAGAATTCTTTAATTTAGATACTACAACAGGAGGTGCTTTTGATTTTGACAGATTGTTTATGGACTTTAATTGGGGTGCTGACAATGCTCCTGTAGTTTTTACAAATAGTGCAACTTCAGGGTTTCCTAATTTTATTAGTTATACAGCAGGAGCTAATACTGTAGATTTTCCTTTCGCTACTATATCTTCTGATTTTGGTTATAGTGCAGGAGTTTTTACAGCTCAAGCAGACAATCAAATATATAATATTACTTATGATATAGAAATGATGTCAGCATTAGGAGGACCTTACACACTTACTTGTGAATGGGTAGATAGCACAGGGACTATTTATAATACACAGACATTAACTCCTAATCTTGTAGGTAGTACTTTTTTTACATTTTATTCAGGTACATTTTCAAGTATTCCATTGTCTTTGGGAGACACTTTATTTTGTAGATTTACAGTAGTAAGTGGAACTATTACAATACTTGACAACCAAACAAATTCTTTTATGGGAACTACATCAGCTTATAATACTACAAATGAAACTTTGTTAGAAACATTGAGAGGTGAGTTAGGACAATGGGATTTCTTAAAAGGATTGATTACTATGTTTAATTTAGTTACTTTACCTGATGAAAATAATCCCAATAACATTATTATAGAACCCTATGTAGACAAGTTCACAATTAATACAGCAGGATTAAATCTAAAAGATAGAGGTATTAAATATGATTGGACTGACAAGATAGATGTTTCACAAATGAAGCTAACTCCATTAGATGATTTAAACAAAAAAACTATTTTAAAGTTTGTAGAAGATGATGATGACTTTGCTTTCCAAAATTACAAGAATCAAGTAGGAGGTCATTTATACGGAAGTAAGAAGTATGATGCTTGGAATGAATTTAATATATTAGAGGGGACGAAAGAAATAATAGCAGAACCTTTTGCAGCTACAGTAGTAAAGCCTTTAGCTAGTCAATTTTCTTCTTTTATAACTCCTGCTCTTTATGCTTATAATCCTGATGATGACACTTCTGAAGGATTTGAAAACAGTCCTAGAATAATGTATGATAATGGAATCAAGTCTACAGGTGCTTCTTACTATATACCAGCACAAAATGGTTTAGGTAGCGAGAACCAAAATGACTTTTTACAGTTTAGTCATTTGTCAGATATACCTACAATAACAACAGTACCACCTGCAATTACAGACACAAGAGATTTTCACTTTGGCGAATGTCAATTAATTTCAGGAACCTCTACACCTAACAATCTTTTCAATTTATATTGGCTTGCTTATTTTAATCAATTATACAATCCAAATACAAGAACAATGACTATCAAGGTAGACCTTTCACCTTCAGATATTAATTTATTCAAGTTTGATGATGTTGTTTTCTTAAAGAACAGAGCCTTTAGAGTTAATAATATAGATTACAAGCCTAACGATTTATCAACAGTTGAATTTATACTTATAACATAATGCCTGATATTACTTATTCAATACCATTCTTAACAGGATTCACAGTTAAACCTTTATCAGTTTCAGGACTTGGAGTTGTATCTTTTACTGACGGACGCATAGAGATAACACCTAATCAATTACAATGTGAGGCTTATGGATATACTTACAACGAGGCAGCAGGAACTTGTTCAACCTTTAGATTTAATACAAACCTTAATAGAAGTTTCAATAACGCAAACAACAATACAAAAGGCTCTCAGAATGTAACAGAAACAGGAACTAACAATACTCTTATAATGGGAGAGAGTAATACTGTTAAAGGATTCTCAAGAAATAACATTATAATAGGAAGTAATAATGAGATAGCTAACGGAGTAAACAATGCTAACGTCTTTGGTACTTTAGGAGAGGTTACAGCGTCTAACTCTATTGTCTTAGGAGGTAACGCACCAACTGATAATTTAGGGGAACGTCAGTCTATTGAATTACTATATGGTAAACAAACTACAAACGGAAATACAACTGCAAGTAACTTAAATAACTTATCAGCTAATTACCTTGCAATTCCTGATAATACTGCTATGTACTTTCACGCTGATTGTCTAGCCGTAAGAGTTGGTGGTACAGGAGCAGGAACTATTGGGGACTATGCTAGTTTTGTACAAAGAGGTGTAGTGATAAATAAGTCAGGAGTATTATCTGTAAATAGTGAGCGCGACCCTATAAAAAGTTCAGGAACAGTTACTACTTGGAGAACGACAGGAAATATAACAGGAACTAACTTTTATATAGGAGTAAGAGGTGCAACAGATGTAACAATAGAATGGGCTTGTAACATTAGATTCACACAAATTAAAACAGGAGTAACTTTATAAAATAAAATTATGGCAAAGGAAATACTAGAATTAGAAGTTAAGTCCAATATAGGGGATGTATCTAAAGACACGAACTCTTTAACTAAAGAATCTAATAAAGCTTCAACAGGAGTAGCAGGTATTGGAACAGCATTTGCTTATGTAGGGAGAGCTATTAAGGCAGCAGGAATAGGTTTAGTAGTAGCTTTGATGGCAAAGTTAATGCAAGTCTTTAGTCAAAACCAAAGAGTATTAGATTTCTTTAATACATCTATGACTACTATGAGTATTGCCTTTAATGACTTATTTAGTTACTTAGATGATAACTATGAAGTTATAAAAGGTTACTTAAAAGGATTATTTACAGACCCTTTAGGAGAGATGGCAAAGCTAGGTTTAGGTATTGAGAAATTCTTTATAGATAAAATGAAGGGTTTATCCTTAGTATTAAAAGGGGCTGCTAAAATGATGGCTAATCTTAGTAATCCTAAGAAGATGTTAGAAGGATTTGCTCTAATCGCAGGAGGTGTGGCAGCAGCAGGAAGAGAAATAGCAGATATATATAATGATATAGAAAGTTCCGTTAGTGGATATGTAAGTAGCGTAGTAGAACAGGCTAAAGGACTTACAGCCGTAACTAATGCTGCACGTTTAGCAGAAGTACAATTTTCAGCTTTGAATGCTCAATACTTAAAAGAAGCAGAACTTCAAAGACAAATAAGAGATGATGTATCTAAGACTTTTGCAGAACGAATAGAAGCTAATAATAAGTTAAGTGATATATTATCTGAGCAGTCTAAAGCACAAAAAGAACAAGTACAAATACAAGTAGATGCAGCACAAGCTCAGTTTAATATAAATCAAAGTATTGAAAATAGAATAGCATTAGGTCAAGCAAACAACGCTATGCTAGAACTTGAAGAAACTATTAATGGACAAATATCCGAGCAACTAACTAATCGAACAGGACTAGAAGAAGAATTAAGACAAGGTAGAGAACAATCTTTAGCAGAGGGTACTTCAGGACTAGAAAGAGAATTAGAAGAACTTAGATTAGCTTATGAAGAAAAGAAAAGACTAGCTGTAAAGTCAGGAGTAGATACTACAGCTATTACAAAGCAATATAACAAAGAACAGTCTTTATTAGTACAAGAGAATATGAATGCTCAGTTAGAAGCGTTCTCAGGACTTGCAGGAGCTTTAAGTGCATTAGCAGGGGATAACAAAGCATTAGCAGTAGCGTCAGCAGTTATTGATACTTACGTAGGTGCGAATAAAGCATTTGCTCAAGGTGGTACTTTAGGATTTGTAACAGGAGCAGCCGTTATTGCAGCAGGTTTAAATAATGTTAGAACTATTATGGCAACAGATGTTCCAAGCTCAGGAGGAGGAGGAGGTTCAGTTGCAGCACCAAGTACACCTGCACCACAAATGATGTCAGGAGCTTTTGAACTTACAGGAGGAGTAGCACCTGAAGCAACTAAAGCGTTTGTTGTTACTGATGAAATGACAAACAGTCAAAATCAATTAGCAAATATAAGAAGAAGAGCTACAATCTAAAATCAAATAAATAATTAATTAATCTATTATATATAAAAGAATAAACTATGCCTTGCGAAAAATGTTTAAACGGAAAATTTAAATGGGGAGAATCAGGAGAATGTAAATATGATTCTATTTCTGAATGTGAAGAAGATAACAAAGACAATTACGAAAAGACTACAGCAATAGTTGAACTGGTTATCGATGAATCAAATGAATCTTTAGCTATTGATGCTATAAGTCTTGTGTCAGCTCCTGCCATAGAAGAAAATATGGTCTATATGAGTAAGGCTAAAAACAACTTAACTCTAGCTAAGATAGACACAGAAAAACAGGAAATAATCAGTCCTGCACTTATACCTCTAAAGTCTATCTATAGATATGATGCTGATACTGATTCTGACTACTATGTTTACTTCAGTAAAGATACAGTTAAAAAATGTGCTTATAGTTACTTAAAAAATAACAATCATCATAAAGCTACCTACCAACATCAAGACAGAGTTTCAGGAGTTTTAACAGTGGAGTCTTGGATTATAGAAGACCCTAAATTAGATAAGTCTAGTCTTTATGGTTATAATTTGCCCAAAGGGACTTGGATGGTCAAAATGTCCATAACCAATTCTGATTTATGGGAAAAGGTGAAATCAGGTGATATTAAAGGTCTTTCAATAGAAGGATTTTTCACTTCAAAGTATGAGGCTATGCAAAAATCAGAACCAACTAACGAAGAAATACTAAAAGCACTAAACGAAATAATCACAAAATCAAACAAGTAACTAATCTTTCTATTATATATAGAACTTAAAACAAAACTATGGATTTAAAAAATCAAATATTGGTAGCACTTGGTCTTGATAAAGGCGAAGAAGTAATGATGGCTTGGCAAGGCAAGAGCGATGATGGAACACTTTTTGTAAGTACAGCAGAAGAATTAGAAGAAGGAGCAGATTTTTCAGTTCTTACTGAAGATGGAACGACAATACTTGCTCCCATCGGTACTTATCGTTTGGATTCAGGTGTTTCTGTAAGAATTGAAGAAGAAGGTGTAATTGGTGAAATAATCCAAAGCGAAACAGAAACTAAAGAAGTTGAGGAAGAAGAAATGGAATTAGCTGAAGAAGCTGATATTGAAGATTGGAAAGGTTTAGAAATCAGAATCAAAAATTTAGAAGATGCAGTAGCTGACCTTAAAAGAGATAAAGACGGAGGTGATGATGAGGTTGAAGAAATGGCTGAAGTAACTGAAGAGCCTTCTACTAATCCTAAATCTATTAAGACTACAGAAGTAGTTGAGTTCTCAGCAGAAGACGAATTAACAAAGTTGAAAGCTGAAAATGAGAAACTAAAGACTGAATTAGCAGAAGCACCTGCATCAGCTCCTTTAGATACAAATAAATTTAGTACTGACAAAAAGACTGTCTTATCTAAAAAAGATTTATCAAGAATGACACAACAAGAAAAATTTTTACATAACATAATAAATAAATAAACTATGGCTTTACCAACAGTAACACAACCAAATTTCAACGGAGTAGACGCAGGATTTTATATTTCTGCCGCTTTAAAACAAGCAAATTCATTAGAGTATATGACTTTAATGGAAAACATCAAGTACAAGATGAATATCCAACAAATGGCTTCTACAGGAGCTATTGGAGATGCTACTTGTGATTTCACAACAGCAGGAACTTTAGCTTTGACAGAAAGAGTTTTAGCTCCAAAAAATTTACAAGTAAATCTTGAGCTTTGCAAAGGAAATCTTTTAGATTCTTGGACGGCTTTAACATTAAGAGCAGGAGCAGGAGGAACTTCACCAACTTTTGATGAATACTTAATTTCTTACATTGCTTCTACAATCGCACAAGGAACAGAAGAGTCAATTTGGAATGGTTCAGGTGCAGCAGCTTCAGGACAATTTTTAGGATTAACTACTCCTGTTAATGGAACTTTATTAGCAGCACAAGATGGAGATGTTGTTCAAGTTGTAAATTCAGGTGGTGCAGGAGTTGCTTACACAGCAGCAACAATTTTAGATAACTTAGCTTTAGTTGCAGCAGCAATCCCAACAGCAGTATATGGAAAAGAAGATTTATTCATATATATGTCTCAAGGAAGTTTCAGAAACTATATTGCAGCAGTTAGTGCAATTACAAACTATGCTTTTGGTAATATGAACGACAACTACGTTCCAATGTATGAAGGAATTAAATTAGCTGTATGTAACGGAATGTCTGATAACAATTTAGTAGCAGCTCAAAAATCAAATTTATATTTTGGGACTGATTTAATTTCAGATAGTACAAGTTTGACTTTGCTTGATATGTCATTTACAGGTTCAGATAATA